ATCACTGTAGCGAGGGTGGATTTTCCCCATAGGGTTGCATTTAGTCGCAGTTGCAAGGCAAAAAAACAAGTAAACCAAGGGCAAAAAAAGGACATTATATCCGTTGCATACATTAATTAACTTTGGTTCTAGGTTTTTTATATTTTTGCTTGTCTTCGTGCTTGTCTGTTTTTTTGGTTTGGTGGTTCAGTTAGTAAAGTTCCCATATAAGATAGAGTAAGGGTTCACACAGTATATATACAGGTTACCTACTCACTACATACACCAACACACTAACAAGATAAGAAGACAAGATATGAATAAGTTTAAGATGTTTACTATAGCCGCACTGGTTGGCTATTGGTTGACTCTAATAGGTTGCACCGCAATTAAATATTTATAATTAAATTTATAATATTAAGTAAGTATAACAATTCTAATTAAGGCAATTCTGCCATAATCTCAATAACTCACAATCCACAATTTACACGCTATAAGCCATGCAATACGTGAACATAGCTGTTATGCAATAATAGCATTACTAATTAAATCCGTTTCATGTATAAGTTATTTATGTTTGATTTTTTAAATATTTACCAAGTGCTAACACCAGTGACAGCAGGGTTGAGCTTAAATTTTAAAAAGTCTCTGACACCAACAGCCGCATAGTTGGGACGAGTCGGACACCGCAACAGGTAGCCTATAGGTTATGGAGTCGGTCTAGTGCTTCAGCGTCATTGCTCTTAGCCAGTACAATTTGAAATTGTGTTTGTATCATATTATTAAATATGACTGATGAGCTGTCAGTAACAGCGAAACAAACAAACGGAGTCTTTATATAATGAAGATACCAAAAAAAGTTGCTAAAATGCAAAACGCTGAGAGCTTGGCTAAGTTATCAAGACACTCAAGCAAAAAATGAGCATTTTGCGGCTTATAACAAAGAGACTGACAAAGCTAAAAAAATCAAGATGTTAGCTGAAGCAGTCAAAGAAGGTTGGATATAAGGTGTATCAATCCAAGCGTTACTGGGACAATATCAAACTTATTAAAGTTGATAACCTTGAGCCGCTTGAAATTGTACCATTAGAAGACCAACACAAACAAGCTGAAGAGCTTGAGCCTGAAACAAAGTTAATATTGTGGAAGCTCAAGTATCAATCAAATTAAAATTGTGGGCGGTTGCATTTTTTGCCGCCCTCAGTTATACTATATATAAACCAACTAACAAACGGAGTATAATATGAGAAGTTATCCAATATGGGTTGACACTTACAATAACGCCTATTCTAACAATGGTGCAAAGTCTCAAGGCGTTAGGGACTATGCAAAAAGTAATATGTATGTTGGCACAAGTGCCTCTAATTCATATAATTTTGGTGATTATAGCATAAGCCATTCAGACAACGGCAAAGAAAAAAACTATAATTTCTATGTTGACGGTGAATTAATGAAGACGGCAACATATAACAAAAATAAAAAAACAATGGAGTCTAAAAACTATATGAGCGAAGAGTCATTAAAAGAGAAATACTTTAAAAAGTGGAAGCAAGAAGAGGCTGACAAAGGCTGAAGCCTTTAGGAATGAGCGTTACGCTGAGAGACTAAGAGTCAACGGCTACAGAGACTAACACAGAGCGAAACTTGGCGGCTTCTTGCCGCCTTGTCTCAGGGTCACGCCCTGACTGATGAGCTCATTTATGGGTCACGCTTAGCGTTTTAATCAGCTTGTAATGTGAAACCAAATCGGCAGTTTTATAACGTGGGTATTTACAATTAATATAGATAGTGACTATATCGGAGATAGGCGTAGAGATTAACACAGACAATTTACGCCTACTCCACCAATTATACGGAGCTTAGCTATGAGCTGAGCTTTTATTAACAAACTAACAACGGAGTATAATATGTATATAGACAAGTATAATATAACTGTTAGCGGTGATAAGTATAACAGCAAGACAAAAAAGCAAGACCATGACGTTGACGTGGTACACGTTGCAAGTGATGAGCCTACAAAAGCTAAGAGCTTATTAAATATAATAGACTCTATGATGGAAGCTCACGAAGGTTGTGAGATTGAAATAGATGTAGTAATAAAACAACATAGGTATGAATAATATATGAGATATACTTATAATTGTAATGACGGCTTGAATACTGATAAAAGCACAAATCATATTCAGGCTATGTCATATAAAAAAATGTTAAAAATATTGCCTTCAAAATATCCTGTAGGTACTATTGTTAATATTAGTTATACAAACAAAAAAGACAATCTAATAATAAAAGACGTGAAAGTAGGTACTAATGACTAATAATATGGAAACAGCAACAGTAAAAATAAAAAAAACTATTTCCCATTATGGATTTTTTTGTAATGACAGGGCATACGGTGAACATGACCCAGAATACAGAAAATGGATAGAAAAAGATGGTATTAAATGGGACGATTATAATAGTGGTGACTGTGCCACAGACGGCGAAATGCTTGACGACTTTTGCACAGAGAATAATAAATTATTTGAATTTATTTTCTGTGAAGAGGCAGATGGCTTTTACAAAGTAAACAAGGGATTGCAACTATGATTGAAATATTTTTAGATGCACCAATGGAGCTCAAGGTTTTAATCTTGGGCTTCATGTTTTTATTAATTAAAGAAACATTAACAAAAAAGGACTAGACGGCACATGAAAACTATAAAAGAAATAAAAGACTCTATGCTTTGGGAAAAGTGTCAAGACAGTAGAGCTGAGCTTTGTTTAAAATTTTTTGGAGCTGAGCTTAGCCCAAATGATATACACGAAGAGGACATTGAAGATTTAACGTCACATCTAAAACAACGTGGTATCAAGGGCTCTACAATTAACAGGTATCTTGCAAGTGTTAGTAAGATATTGAAATATGCTTATCAAAGACCTAACGTATACCAAATGAATAGAGTTCCGCACATAGTATGGCAGGAAGAGTCTAAAGCTAGACTAAGATTTATGACAGTAGAAGAAGAGCAGATTATGATTAAGATACTTGGTAAGAGTCCATATCTTAGTCTATTTTTATTTTTGCTAGATACTGGCGTTAGACTTGGTGAAGCTCTGTCATTTAAAAAAGATGCTATACAAAAATTAGACAATAAGTATTTTATTGTGTTGTATGGTGATGAGACTAAAAATGGCACAACTAGGAGCGTACCTTTGACTAGACGTTGTGTTGCTATTGTAAATGCACTGGGTGATTTTAGCCATTTAGACTATAATATGACTGAGCGTGTTTGGACTAGATTAAGAAAAGACATGGGCTTAGCTAATGATAAACAGTTTGTTATACATTGTTTACGTCATACGTGTGCTTCAAGACTAGCTCAATCAGGTAAAGTAGAGTTACACTTTATTAAGGAATGGTTGGGTCATAAGTCGTACAACATGACGCTTAGATATGCACATTTAATGCCTAAGAATCTATTAAAAGCTGTGTCTATACTTGAGGACTACAAGTAAAGTACCCATAGTAGATAGCACAAATTAACACATAAACTTATAGGAGTTAATATGACCAAGATATTAGAAATAATGCCTACTTTCCCTGACCAACAAGCTAATGAAAAAGAGATGGCTATTGCAGGGACTACAAGAACCAATAAAAGACTTCATTCTCACATTGAGAGAGAAGAGGAAAGTGTTACCAGTTACGGTAAAGTAATGGTAGCCAATACAATCAGACCTTTAGCAATGCACATAGGAGATTGGATTATAAACACCGCTAAGCGGACTGTATGTAAACCACCTATTGCTTTCACTAAGTTATGTGAAGTTCAACCTGAGATATTGGCTTTAATTACTGGTAAACATATTATTAATACTATTACACAATATAAACCATTGACTGCTACATGTATTAGTTTGGGTGGTAAAGTTGAGACTGAGATTGCATTAAAAAATTTCAGACATTTAAACCCAGAGTTATACGACACAGTCAAACAAGACTTAGACAAAAGGTCTTGGAATTATACTTACAAACGTAGAAAACTTAGAGAGAGTGCTAAACGTGATGAAATCATGTCTTGGGAAGAGTGGACTACACCTACAAAATTACACGTAGGTTTAAGATTAGTAGAGCTTATGATTGAGTCTACTGGTATGATTGAAATAGGTTTAGAAACTGTCAAACATAAAAAAGCTAAGATTATAAAACAGACTCAGAAGACTAGAGAATGGATTAAAAATAGAAATGCTTTTAATGAATTACTTAATCCTGACTACATGATGACTGTAATGCCGCCTAAGATGTGGTCTACAGTGCATGGTGGCGGTTATTGGACTAAGGAATTACCAGAGTTAGATTTAGTTAAACAAAAAAATAAATTGTTTGCTAGAGAGTTGGCTAACTTTGACATGCCTAAAGTATACAGGGCGGTAAATGCTATGCAAACAACCGCATTTAAAATAAATAACTACATACTAGGCGTTATGGCTGAGGCTTGGGATAGAGGACTGTCTATAGGTGGTATGCCACCAATTACAAATCTTACAGTACCTAACAAGCCTCACGACATAAAAGACAATAAAGAATCAAGACGTAAATGGAAGAAGGAAGCAGTTGTAGTGCACACTGAAAATGCACGTATGTTTTCTAAAAGAATGTTGTATGCAAAAATCTTACACTTAGGTGAAAAGTTTAAAACTTATGCTACAGTATACTTTCCAATGCAATTTGATTTTAGAGGTAGAGCATATTGTGTCCCTGCTTTTCTTAACTATCAATCTATCAACGGTGCAAAAGCATTGTTGTCGTTTGCAAAAGGTAAAGCAATCACAAAAGAAAACAAAGGTGATTTTTGGTTGGCTGTGCATGGAGCTAATATGTATGGAGCAGACAAAATATCATTAGAAGACAGAGTACAATGGGTTGAAGACAATGAAGATTGGATTTTTAAATGTGTTGAAGACCCTTTTACAAATAGACAATGGGAAGACGCAAGTAATGCTTTTCAATTTTTAGCTTGGGCTGAAGAGTGGAAAAGATTTAAAGCTGAAGGTTATGGCTTTGTATCTAACATTGTAGTTAATGTTGATGGCTCTTGTAATGGTTTACAAATTTATTCATTAATGCTTAGAGATGAAAAAGCAGGTGCATTAGTAAACTTATTGCCAAGTGATAAGCCAAAAGACATTTATCAATTAGTTGCAAATTCTGTAACTGATAAGTTAAAAGAACATGTTAAAGAAGGTAAACCTTACGCTCAGCAATGGCTTGACTATGGAGTTAAGCGTTCAACAACCAAAAGAAGTATTATGACTATCTGTTATGGAAGTACCAGATATTCTTGCACTGACTTTGTAGTTGAAGATTTAACTAAACGTAAAGACAAAGGAGAGGTTCACCCATTTGTTGATGACATGTTTAAACCTGCATCTTATTTAGCTAGTATAATATGGGATAGCATTGGTGACAATTTAAAATCAGCAAGAGTAGGAATGAAGTTCTTACAGGATATAGCACGTATTGTGTCTAGGTTACAGTTGCCTATACACTGGGTTACGCCTGTTGGCTTTCCAGTATATCAATCATACCCTGAAATGAAGTCTAAAAGAGTTAAGGCTATGTTAATGGGTGAGGTTATTAAACCTCGTATTAATACTGAAAAAGACACAACAGACAAATTGCGAATGAGTAACGGAGTTGCACCTAATCTGGTTCACTCGGTAGACTCTGCCGCAATGATTGAAACTGTAAATGTTGCAATGGATAATGGTATTATTAACTTTTGTAATGTTCACGACTCGTTTGGTACTACTGCGGCTGACGTAGAAGTTCTAAACACAAGTCTCAGAGAAGCGTTTATCAATATGTTTACTGAAAATGATATATTAGAAAATTTCAGAAATGATGTATTGAGACAGTTACCTGAGAAATACCATGATAAGTTACCTGAAGTTCCTCAAAAGGGTAATTTAGATATTAATAAATTGAGGAAAAGTAAGTTCTTTTTTGCATAGGCAGAAAAGTACCCCTACTAGACAATAAAAAGGAGACATATATGTCAAAAAACAATAATGTAAGGATTGTAACACCAGTTGGCGTTAGTCAATACGCATGGCTTACAACCCCTGATACACAATTTGATGCAGATGGTCATTATAAGACTAATCTTATTGTTAAGTCAGATGAGTCTCAGTCAGTTGTCAAAGCGATTGATAATGAGATGAAGAAAAGTGTTACTCTTGCTAAAGAGAAGACTAAAGGTAAAGAACCTAAGATGGCTAATCTTCCATACGAGGAAGAAGTTATTGAAGGTAAACCTACTGGGAATCATATCTTCAAGTTTAAGACTAAAGCTAAAATCATAACTAGAGATGGAAAAGTTATTCCAAACAAAGTTGCTATCTTTGATAGCTCAGGGAAACCTATGATTGATGCTAATGTTTGGTCAGGTAGTGAAATGAAAGTATCAGCAGAGTTGATACCATATTACACTGCAATGGCAGGAGCAGGAGTTAGCCTTAGATTAAGAGCAGTGCAGATAACTAAACTTGTAGAGGGCGGAGCAGGTAACTCAAAAGGTTATGGCTTTGATGAAGTAAAAGATGGTTACGTTGCACCAGAAGACAAGACATTTGAAAATGAAGTGGCACAATCACAAGCTGACTTCTAATCAAGTAGGTCTAAAATACGGATTTAGGTCAGGCTTAGAGATAGCAATATCAAAAGAGCTTGACTTAAATAAAGTTAAATACGAATTTGAAACAATTAAATTAAAATACACTGTCCCAGAAAAAGTACACACTTATACTCCTGATTTTTATTTAAAAGAAAAAGAATTTTTTATAGAGACTAAAGGCTTATTTACTTCAGCAGATAGAAAAAAAATGCGGTTCATAAAAGAACAACACCCTGAGTTAGACATAAGATTTATCTTTAGCAACAGTAGACAAAAAATTAGTAAAAAAAGTAAAACAACATACGGAATGTGGTGTGAGAAATATGGTTTTAAATATTCTGACAAACATATTCCTAGAGAATGGTTATGAGTAATTTGAGAACAGAAACAAAATATATAGTTATACACAGTAGTGAGTCTTCTCCAAAAGAAAACTTTGATGTGAATGACATAGATACACAACACCGTAAAGACGGTCTATTTTCTTGTGCATTTCATAAAATAATTAAAAGAGATGGCACAGTGCAAGACGGTAGAGACATGCAAGTAGCAGGAGCTCATATCGCAGATGGTAATTTAAAACTATCTAATAAAAATTCTATCGGTATCTGCCTAGTAGGCGGAAGAACCATAGACAATCAACCTGATTGTAACTTCACGTTCAAACAGTACACCGCTTTGGTTAAACTTATAAAAGAGTTGAAACAGAAGTACAAGGTTGATGTAGTAGGTCACAGAGATGTGGCTGACTCCGTATCTCCACACTTTGATGTATCAGAGTTGTTGAGATAGTTTGTTAGGTGTAACAGAGAAGCGAGAGTAGATACTGTTACACCTTACATTTAACCCAAAACAATAAGGTAAAAAATTTTATGCAAAATACAGAAAGTGAGTTTTTATATCATACGTCATGTGATAATTGCTCTTCTTCAGATGCAAATTCTGTTTACTCAGACGGACATGCTTTCTGTTTTTCTTGCAACACAACAACCAAAGGAAACGATTTGAATAACCCAGTATCAACAGAAACCAGTAAAGAATTTATAGAAGGTAGTATTACGGAATTAACAAAACGTAAAATTAATTACAACACAGTTCAAAAATTCAATTACCAATCTGGTGCGTGGTTTGGCAGACCTTGTCAAATAGCAAATTACTATAATAAAGATAAAGAATTAATTGCACAAAAACTAAGATACCCTGATAAAACTTTTCAGTGGTTAGGTGATGCAAGAGAAGCAGGTTTGTTTGGTCAGCATTTGTGGAGAGACAAAGGCAAGATGTTGATTGTTACAGAAGGTGAGATAGATGCAATGAGCATATCCGCTATTAATCAAAATAAATTTCCTGTTGTAAGTATTAAGTCAGGAGCTCAAGGAGCTAAGAGAGATATACAAAGAGAATTAGAATGGGTTGAAGGATTTGATTCTGTTTATTTTTGTTTTGACCAAGACGAACAAGGTAAAAAAGGTGCAATAGAATGTGCAAAATTACTTACACCTAACAAAGCTAAGATATGTACGTTACCTCTTAAAGATGCAAACGAAATGATACTTGCAAACAAAGTAAAAGAATTAACTGATTGTATCTGGTCAAGTAAAGCATACAGACCTGATGGTATTATTTTAGGTGCTGACATTTGGAATGACATACAAACAGAAGACACTTATGTTACAGCACAATATCCATTTGAATGTTTAAATAATAAGACTCATGGATTACGTAAAGGTGAGCTTGTTACAGTTACAGCAGGTAGTGGAGTTGGTAAGTCTAGCTTTTGTAGACATGTTGCATTAAGTTTATTAGAACAAAAATATTCTGTAGGTTACATAGCATTAGAAGAGAGTGTTAAAAGAAGTGCACTTGGAATTATGGGTGTGCATTTAAAGAAACCATTACATTTAACAAGAGAAGGAATAGATGAAAAACAATTACACACCACGTTTACCTCTACTATTGGTAATGGTAATTTTTATTTATACAATCACTTCGGAGCAAGTGCCGCAGATAATTTACTTTCTAAAATAAGATACTTAGCAAAAGCATGTAATGTAGACTGGGTAATACTAGACCATTTACACATGGCTTTGTCTGCACTTGGAGATGAACATACAAATGATGAAAGAAAACTTATTGATTATTTTGTAAGTAAATTAAGAACACTTGTAGAAGAGACAGGCATTGGATTAATTTTAGTTAGTCACTTACGTAGGTCAACAGAAGGTGACAAAGGTTTTGAAGATGGCAAACAAGTTACATTAAGTAGTCTTAGAGGAAGCCAGTCCATAGCTCAGCTATCTGACATGGTGCTTTCCATGAGTCGTGACTTAAAAGCAGAAAACAATATTGCAAAATTACAAATACTTAAAAATAGATTTTCTGGTGAGACAGGAAATGCTTGTAGTTTACATTATGATTTAGCAACAGGTTGTTTAGCAGAAGTTAAAACAGAGGTGTTAGATGACTTCTGATGAGATAAGACTAAAAAAGAAAATGATGAGTTGGACTATGTATGTCATGGAAGCAGTCAGTAGAGCAAAGAAAACAAAACAGACTGTAACTTTACATGTTGGCAAAGAAAGTTCAGCTATGTTATTACAAGATGCGTTATTGTCATTAGCTTTTAATGGTGAAGATGCGGCTTGGAATGTTCAAATAGAATCACACACATTACATTAACATGAAACCATTACCACAAGTTACAAAGAAAATACTTAAAGCAGACTATGTGCAATTAACATGGAGTGATATAAACTCTGACAGCTCATGGAAAAATTTAAAGGACGCTATGAAAAGTACACCAACAATTTGTATATCAACAGGTTGGTTAATTAAAAAAGATTTAAACGTGCATATCATAGTTGCTGATGTAAATTTTGAAGATGATGGTTCTTTAGGAGATGTTGGTAACATAACCACAATACCATCAAGCAACATATTAAAAATAAAGAAGATTATATTATGAGATATTGTTTTGACATAGAAACAGATGGATTTTTAGATACAGCAACTAAAGTGCATTGTATTATATTAAAAAATATAGATACAAATGAAATACTACATCTTAACAACGCACAAGCTGTAAAGAAATTAGAAGAAGCAGAATTAATTATTGGTCACAACATCATTAAGTTTGACATACCAGTTCTTAGAAAGTTTTATAATTTAAAATCAAAAGCAAAAGTTTTTGATACTATAGTAGCAACAAGATTGTTATTCCCTGATATTAAAGACCAAGATTTTAAACATAAGAATTTTCCAAAAGACTGTATTGGCAGACACAGCTTAAAGGCGTGGGGTAACAGGGTGGGCGAATATAAAGAACAGTTTGATACAGATTGGAAAGAATTTAGTGTGGGTATGCTAGAATATTGTATTCAAGATGTTCATGTTACTCACACTTTATTTAATGTTATTGAGAAAAAACAATACTCACAACAAGCAATGGATTTAGAACACAATGTTGCAGAGATTATATTTCAACAAGAACAATATGGTTTTACTTTTAATAAAGAGAAAGCCCAACAGTTATATACAAAGTTAAACAGTAGAAGATTAGAGCTAGAAGAACAATTACAAAAAATCTTTTTACCTATTACTGAGCACAGAGTGTCAGAAAAAACAGGTAAACAATTAAAAGATAGAGTAACTGTATTCAATCCTAGTTCACGTCATCACATAGCACAAAGATTAAAAGACAAGTATGGTTGGGAAGCTAAAGAATTTACTAATGATGGTAAACCAAAACTAGATGATACTGTATTAAGTAAATTGGAATATCCTGAAGCAAAAATTTTATGCGAACATTTTTTATTAGATAAAAGAATTGCACAATTAGCTACAGGTACACAAGCATGGTTAAAACATGAGAAGAATAATAAAATACATGGCACTTGTAATACTAATTCTACGGTAACTGCTAGAGCGAGTCACTCGTTTCCAAACCTAGCACAAATTCCAAGTGTGTCTGTACCTTTTGGTAAAGAATGTAGAAGTTTATTTACTGTACCTACTGGTAAAAAATTAGTTGGTATAGATATATCAGGATTAGAAGTTAGAATGTTAGCTCACTTTATGTCTAAGTATGACAATGGAGATTATTCTAAAGTTGTATTAGAAGGTGATATACATACAGAGACACAGAATCTTGCAGGTTTAGACTCAAGAGATTTAGCAAAAAGATTTTACTATTGCTTTTTATATGGTGGTGGTGTCAAACGAATAGCTGAAGTAACTGGTAAAAAAGTTGGTGAAGCATCTAAGATTAAAAAAAGATTCTTAAATAATTTACCTGCTCTTAGTAAACTTATAGAGCAAGTACAATTAGCATCAGAGCGTGGTCACTTACTTGGTCTTGATAAAAGACAGATAAAAGTAAGGTCAGCCCATGCCGCACTCAACACACTTTTACAGAGCTCAGGAGCTTTAGTGTGTAAACAGTGGTTAGTTGAGTTTAATAAATTAGTTAAGGATATTCCTGAAACTCAGCAGGTTGTCTGGGTGCATGACGAAATACAAGTTGAGTGTCTTGAAAAAGATGCAGAGACTATTGGTAAGTTAGCCGTTGAAGCAATACAAAAAACAGGTGAACACTTCCAATTAAGATTACCATTAACAGGCGAATATAAAATAGGAGATGATTGGAGTGGAACACATTAATGAAAAATAATAAATTTGATATAGATTTAAAGTATGGTCAAGATAGAGAAAACAGAATAGAAAAAATACTTAAAGAAGGTAAACTAGAAGTTAAGACTGAGAGAGACTGGTGGTTTAAGAGTGGTAACATTGCAATAGAAATAGAATGTAATGGTAAACCTTCAGGAGTTATGGCAACTAAGTCTGACTACTGGGTTCATATATTAGCTGATGGAGACAATGATTATTGTAGACTAATATTTGATACACGTACTGTTAAAAAACTTGCTAGAAAATATATTAGTAAAATTAAAAATGTTGGTGATGGGTTTAGAAGTAAATGTGTAATGATACCTTTAGCTGAAATATTCTTAGCAAAAAATTTAGATGCAAATAAAACAAAAGGAAATAGTAAATGAGTGATAAATACAAAAAGAAAAGAGTGTTACTAATTGATGGTGACATATTGTTATATAAGATTGCTCTTAACAATGAAATAGATACACACTGGGGTGATGGTCTATGGACATTACATTGTGATGAGAAAGTATGTAAAGCAGATGTAGATGCAGTAATAGATGACTTAGGTTCTAGTCTATCAGCAGATGATTATGTTGTTACATTAACAGATGCTAACAATTTTAGAAAAGATGTTTTACCTTCTTACAAAAGTAATAGAAGAGAGAAGCGTAAACCTATGGTGTTAAAAGCATTACGTGAATATGTAATGGAAAAACACAATGGTGTGTCTTGGAAAAACTTAGAAGCTGATGATGTCATGGGTATTATGGCAACTGAACCTTCTTTAAATGAAGAAAGAATTGTTGTCAGTATAGATAAAGATTTACGAACAGTACCATGTAACTTATCTCAAGATGGACAAACAATAGAGCAGATACCTCAACGATTAGCTGACTATCAATTTATGATACAGACATTAACAGGTGATAAGGTTGATGGCTATGATGGCATAGATGGTGTTGGAGTTGTTACTGCTAATAAACTAATACAAAAATACACTAATGTTAAGTTAAAAGATTTGTGGAAAGTAGTTAAAGGTATCTACAAAGACAAAGGTTACTCAGCTAAAGAAGCATTAGCTCAAGCTAGAGTGGCACACATACTTAGACATGGTGAATACAATAAGAAAACAGGGAAGGTTAAGTTATGGACAATATAAAAAACCCACCTCACTATGCAAACTCAGAGATAGAACCTATTGATTATATTATAAAAAATAAGTTAACTTACTGTGAAGGTAATGTAGTAAAATATATTACACGTTGGCGTAAGAAGGGTGGCATAGAAGATTTAAAAAAAGCAAAACAGTACATTGATATTATTATAGAAAAAGAAGGTGTACCTACTGTAACAGATACAAAAGATTAGAGGTGTATGCTTGAACACAAACACATTTTAATCAGAGCAACAGTCAAAAAACCACCTGTGCAAATAGATAGTATAAAAGCATGGATAAGAAATTTAGTAAATGATTTAGGTATGAAACCTTTAGGTGAGACTGTTGCTGTCTATGTAGATAAAAAAGATAACAGAGGTTTAACTTGCTTACAAGCTATTGAAACATCACACATAGCATTACATTCTTGGGACGAAGATAGTCCTGCTATAATTCAATTAGATGTCTACACTTGTAGTAAGTTAAATAAAGATGTTGTATTTAAAGCATTAGATAAATTTGACCCAATAGAAATTAATTACTTAACACTAGATAGAAAGAGATATTTAGATATAAAAAACAAAGATGAGATAAACAATGACAATAGATTATAATAGAGATGAATTACTTACTGATTTTGGTAAGACAACATTAAAAGATAGATACCTTTTACCACAAGAAGAATCACCGCAAGATGGATTTATGAGAGCGGCTAAAGCATTTTCTGACAATGATGAAATGGCAGACCGTATATATAACTATGCTTCTAAACTTTGGTTTATGTTTTCTACACCTATTTTATCTAACGGTGGTACAAAAAGAGGTATGCCTATCTCATGTTTTTTAAATTATGTTGGTGATAGTAGAGAAGGATTAACAGGACACTACACAGAAAATGCTTGGTTAGCTTCTGTTGGTGGTGGTATCGGTGGCTACTGGGGTGATGTAAGAAGTGATGGTACTGCTACATCAGGTGGTAGTCAATCGTCAGGTTCAATACCTTTTCTTCACGTAGTAGACTCAGAAGTATTAGCTTTTTCACAAGGTAAAACAAGACGTGGTAGTTATGCCGCTTACATGGATATATCACACCCAGAAATTATAGAATTTATGGAGATGCGTAAACCTAGTGGTGGTGATGTGCACAGAAAATGTTTAAACTTACATCATGGTGTAAATTTATCTAATGAATTTATGCAATTAATAGACCATTGTGTTAAAGAACCTACGTATGATGACAGTTGGAATCTTATAGACCCACATACAAAAAAAGTAGTACGTACTGTATCAGCTAGAGACTTGTGGCAAAAGATATTAGAAACAAGAGTTGCTACTGGTGAGCCTTATGTTTCATTTATAGATACTGTTAATGAATCATTGCCTGAACCTCAAAAGAAATTAGGACTAAGAGTTAATCATTCTAATTTATGTACTGAAATAACTTTACCTACTAATGAAAATAGAACAGCAGTGTGTTGTTTGTCTTCTGTAAATTTAGAAAAGTATGACGAATGGAAAAATGATACATTGTTTGTGCCTGACTTAATTAGATTTTTAGATAATGTCTTACAACATTTTATTGACAATGCACCTGACGAATTATTTAGAGCTAGATTTAGTGCGGCAAGTGAAAGAAGTTTAGGTTTAGGAGCTATGGGTTTTCATGCTTACTTACAATCTAAAGGAATACCTTTTGAGTCTGCTTTAGCTAAGTCATTAAATTTAAAAATATTTAAAAAGATGAAAGAACAAGCTGTAGAAGAATCTAAAAGATTAGCAATTAAAAGAGGTGAAGCACCAGACATGGAAAATACTGGTATGCGTAATGCACATTTACTAGCTATTGCACCTAATGCTTCTTCATCTATTATTTGTGGTACAACATCACCATCAATAGAACCATACAGAGCTAATGCTTATGTGCAAAAAACTATGTCAGGTTCTTTTTTAGTTAAGAATAAATACTTAGAAAAATTATTAGAAAAAAAGGAGATAAATAATGATAAGACTTGGACTTCAATACTTGCGAATAGAGGCTCAGTGCTTCATATTAAAGAGCTATCTGATTATGAAAAAGATACGTTTAAAACTGCGATTGAAATTAACCAACAATGGGTAATAGAACATGCCGCAGATAGACAACAATATATTTGTCAAGGACAATCAGTTAATGTGTTTGTCCCTGCTGATGTAAACATTAAAGAGTTACATGACATACACATGTTAGCTTGGAAGAAAAAATTAAAGACACTTTATTACTGTCGTTCAGAAGCAATTAAACGTGCAGAATTGGTATCTAAAAAAATAGAAAGAACAATCATACCAGAAGCAGATTGTTTAGCATGTGAGGGATAATGACGGATAGTAGTATATTTGATGGTATGGATAAGCCAAGACGTAAACGTAGGAAAAGAAAACCACCTAAACAAACTGTCTTATGGACTGTATATCATACTATCTTAGCAATAGAATTATTAATAATAATTATAATAGAAGGAATAGAATTGATTTATGGGCTTTAAAGATTATAAAATTAGAGATGGTGTGCATCTTCCTACTGACGCATATAGAAAAAATTATGATTCTATTTTTAAAAAGAAGAAGTGTAAGACACATACTAAAGAAAAAGAAAACAACAATGAGTGTTGTCACTCAGAAGAACAAACATATTTAGAGGAGTTAAAAAACAAACTATGAGTTTATTTAAAGAAAGAGTACATTACAAACCATTTGATTACGAATGGGCTTTTGAATCTTACGACATGCAACAAAAAATGCACTGGCTACCTAGTGAAGTACCTTTACATGAAGATGTAAGAGACTGGAATGAAAGATTAAGTGCAGAAGAAAAAAATCTTATATCACAAATTCTTAAATTCTTTACTCAAGGTGACGTAGATATAGCTCAAGCATACTTAGATAAGTATATACCTAAGTTTAAATCACCTGAAGTTAGAATGATGTTGTCTTCTTTTGCTACAAGTGAAGCTAATCACGCACATAGTTATTCATTACTTAATGATACAATAGGATTACCAGATAAAGAATACAAAGCATTTCAAGAATATAAAGAAATGGCTGATAAACATGAGTATTTATTTGCTAGTAAAGGTAAAGGACTAGAAGGATTAGCTAAAGAGATAGCTTGTTTTTCTGCATTTGGTGAAGGCTTACAGTTGTTTGCATCATTTGTTATGCTACTAAACTTTCAAAGATACGGAAGAATGAAGGGCATGTGTCAAATAGTTACATGGTCTATTAGAGATGAGACTCATCACGTAGATGGTATGATTAAATTGTTTCATCAATTAATAAAAGAAAATCCTAATATTTGGACAGAAAAATTTAAAGCAAGTATTTATCAAACAGCTAGAGATATGGTTGCATTAGAAGATAGATTTATTGATTTAGCATTTAGTATGGGTGGTATTAGAGGATTAAAAGCAGAAGAAGTTAAACAATATATTAGATATATTGCTGACAGAAGACTGTTACAACTATCATTAAAACCTAATTTTGGTGTTAAACAAAACCCTTTAGGTTGGTTAGATTGGGTGTTAAATGGTGTAGAACATGCTAATTTCTTTGAAAATAGAGCTACAGAATATAACAAAGGTACAGTAACAGGGAGCTTGTGGGAGTAAAGTTCCCTTTTTAGACGAATACAATGGACGATTTAACATTACCAAATAACGTAGATGATTTAGTTAAACTACTTAATGAAGTTTATCCTGAAAAATCTCCTGATTTAAAAGATGATACTAAAACTATTTATTTTAAAGCAGGTCAGCGTGACGTTGTAAATTTTATCAATACTTTAAAAGAGAGGACAGAGAAATAATTATGTGTTTATCAAAACCTAAAGTTCCTGAAGTAAAACCTGCTCCACCACCAGTTAATATGTCACCTATTGGTGATGACTTAGCTCCAACATTGGTTACAGCAGACGAGCAAGATGGAAAACTTAAAAAGAAAGCTAAGAAAAAGTCAGGTACATCTGCATTACAAACTTCTAGTGGAGTTAATACAGCGACATCTAGTAATACTTTAAATATAGCTTAATAAATGGAATACATGGATAACAATTTTACAAAAGATACAGCAAAACAGCGTTATTCAAAATTAAAACAAGACAGAGAACATTTCTTAGATAGAGCAGAAGAATGTTCTGAAGTCACTATTCCCTCTCTAATACAACCAGATGGTTTTACAGCATCTTCTGATTTGTATAACCCTTTCCAATCTGTAGGAGCTAGGGGTGTAAACAATTTAGCTTCTAAACTTTTATTACTATTACTTCCACCAAACTCTCCCTTCTTTAGATTATCAATAGCAGGAAAAGCTAAACAAGAATTAGATGAAAACAAAGAAATAAAATCTGATGTAGAAAAATCTTTAGCTGTTATAGAAAAAGAAGTATCAAATAAAATTGAACAACTTGCTTTAAGAGTATCTGTATTTGAAGCATTAAAACATTTGATAGTGTCTGGTAATGTACTAACTTATTTACCTAAAAAAGGAAGCATGAGAGTATTTCCTTTACATCAATATGTTTGTCAAAGAGATAGTTCAGGTAATGTTTGTGAAATAATTATACAAGAAAAATTAAGTATATTAGCTTTAGGTAAAGAAATAGCGGCACAAGTTATAGCTGACCCTGAATATAAAAAAGATGAAGAGATAGAATTATATACTCACATATATAAATTAGACGATAAGAAATTTTATGTTTGTCAAGAAGTTAATGGTATTAAAATGCCTGAATCTGTTGGAACATTTAATAAAGAACGTATGCCTTACCAAGCTCTAAGAATGGTTAGAGTTGATAATGAAGACTATGGTAGAGGATATGTAGAAGAATTTTTAGGAGATTTAAAATCATTAGAAGGATTGTCTCAAGCATTAGTAGAATCTGCGGCGGCTTCAAGTAAAGTAGTATTTATGGTAAGACCAAATGCAGTGACTAGAAAAAAAGATTTATCATTAAGTAGAAATGGTGACATCATTACAGGAAGCAGAGATGATGTGTCTGTACTACAAGCAGAAAAACAATATGATTTACAAGTTGTAGAAAGAAGTATACAAAAATTAGAAGAAAGATTATCATTTGCTTTCTTATTACATACAGCAATACAAAGAAATGCTGAACGTGTGACTGCTCAAGAAATTAGATACATGGCTGAACAATTAGAAACAGCAATGGGTGGTATATATTCTTTATTATCACAAGAATTTCAATTACCATTAGTAACTATTCTTATGAAAAGAATGGAACAAGCAAATGAAATACCATCATTACCTGAAAAATCAGTAAGACCTACAATTATTACTGGTATTGAAGCATTAGGTAGAGGAAATGATTTACAAAAATTAAGAGAATTTGTAGCTGAGATAGGTAACTTAGCTCAAATAAATCCTGCTGTTGTGCAGTCATTAAACCCAGACGATTTAATTAAGCGTATTGCTACTGGTTTAGGAATTGAAACTGAAGGTTTAATAAAGTCACAAGAACAAATGGCACAAGAACAGGAAGCTCAAGAAGAGCAAATGCAAAATGAGCAAATGATGCAAATGGCTGAGAAAGCTGTAGCACCTGTTGCTAATAATGCAACTAAACCACAACCACAATAGAGGAATAAAAAATGGTAGAAACAGTAGAAATAAAACAACCAGAAACTACTAGCGAAAAGCCAGTAGAGGAGAAACAGTCTACACAAAGTGTTCAAGGTTTACCAGAAAAATTTAAGTCAGTTGAAGATTTGGCAAAAAGTTATTCGGAACTTGAAAAAAAACTTGGTGAACAATCTCCAAAAACAGAAGAAGTTGACCCAGTTAATCAAGCAACTTTAAAAGAAGAAGAACCTAAAGAAGAACAAAAAGGTGAATTAGATATAGCTGAAAAAGCTGTTGAAAATGCAGGTTTAAACATGGATAGTTTAGCTGATGAGTATGCACAAAATGGTAAACTAGATGATAAATCTTATGACGCATTAGAAAAGTCAGGTATTCCAAAAGAATATGTTGACCAATTTATTGCAGGACAAAAAGCTATTGGTGACCAACAAACTTCAACCGTTAAAAATATGGTAGGTGGTGATGAAGCCTACACAGAAATGGCTGAATGGGCGGCAAGTAATATGTCTGATGGTGAGAAAAAAGCATATAACACAGCAGTAAACAGTAAAGATATGGACACTGTTAAATTAGCAGTTGATGGTCTTAAAGCTAAGTATGAATCAGCAAATGGTTCAGAACCTTCTTTAACACAAGGCAGAGCTACGCCTACTCCTGAACAAGGTTACGCATCTTGGGCTGAAGTTACACAAGCTATGTCTGACCCTAGATATGCTAAAGACCCTGCTTATCAAGCAATGGTTAAAAACAAAATATCTAACTCGGAGTTATAATATGATTGCTTGGTTACATGCGTTAAAGAAAAGGTATGAAGCTGATGAAGCTGAACATACTGCAACAATAGATACATTTTTACAAAACCCTGTGGGTGTTGCTGACCATGATAAATTTATGGATATATTGAAAGATAGATTTGATAAAAGAACTCATGCAAAATGTTGTCTTAAACAAATAGATGACATTATTGAAAAATCAAAAGTACCCCTAGTAGATAAAACCAAAAAGGAGAAATAAATATGCCAATGGGAAAAGGAACTTATGGTTCTAAAAAAGGAAGACCAAGTAAAGCGTTAAAAGGTGGACAGAAAAGACTACCTGCCGCTTTAAAATCAAAAATAATGAGTAGTAAAAAGAAAAAATAATATGGCAAAGAACGGACTATACGCAAACATTCATAAAAAACGTGCTAGAATTAAAGCAGGTTCAGGTGAAAAAATGCGAAAAGCAGGAGCTAAAGGTAGACCTACTGCTAAACAATTTAAGAGAGCCGCCAAAACTGCGAAAGCATAATGGTTGCTAAAAAATACCAAAGTCCTTCAGGCGGCTTAAACGCCGCAGGGAGAGCTCACTTTAAGAGCAAAGGACATAACTTAAAAGCACCTACCAAAAGTAAAACAAGTTCAAGACGTAAATCGTTTTGTGCTCGTATGGGTGGTGTAAAAGGAGCTATGTCTAAAAACGGCAAACCTACTAGAAAAGCATTAGCTTTACGTAAGTGGGATTGTTAATATAGTTGTGCAACGCTTATGCGTGGCAACTGCCAACTTTAATTAGCCAAATAACTTGACCTACTGCGGTAGACAATCTTGACTAAATAACTGAATTGAAGAGGCTTTTATAAACTAAGTCATAAATCACAAAGGAGACAAATATGGCAAACGCAAATCCAGTATCAGTTGGAAGAGCAAATGCAGGTGGTTCAGAAGACGCATTGTTTTTAAAAGTATTCGCAGGTGAAGTAATTACTTCATTTGATAGAGCTTCAAAAACAGCAGGTGCAGATATGGTAAGAAGTATCGCATCTGGTAAATCAGCAACTTTCCCAGTAATGGGTAGAGTAGCGGCGGCTTACCACACAGCAGGAGCAGAAATCAACGGTTCTGACGTAAATCACAACGAAAAGGTTATTACAATTAATGACCTTTTAACATCTTCAGTATTTTTATCAAATATTGAGGAAGCAAAAAACCATTGGGACGTAAGAAGTGCTTACTCACAAGAAATAGGAAGAGCATTAGCTTTTACTAAAGACAAGCACATTTTACAAACTATTGGTCAAGCATCATTAGCATCAGCTAACGTATCTGACAGTGGATATGGAGCAGGAGCAACTATCACTAATACTGGTATCGCTTCAGCAACAGACGCTACTGCGGCTAACGCAATGATTGATGCACTATTTGGTGCGGCAAAACAATTAGATGCAAACTACGTTCCTTCAGAAGGCAGAAAATGCTTTATGAGATTGGAAGAATACTACAAATTAGCAAACGCTACAAACGCAGTGAATGTTGATTTCAGTGGTAACGGTTCAATCGCTGAAGGTAAAGTGCTTAAAATTGCAGGTATTGAATTAGTACCTGTTGCACACTTTGTAGCTTCTAATGTAAACTCAGGCGTAGACCAAGGTTCAGCTACAGCAGGTGGTTCAAACCCTCAAGCTGTAAACTTAACTAACTACGTTGCTCTAGTATCACACCCAAGTGCGGTTGGTACTGTTAAGCTAATGGACTTAGCTGTAGAGAAAGAGTATGATATAAGAAGACAAGGTACGTTAATGGTTGCTAAATATGCTATGGGTCATGGTGTATTAAGACCAGAAGCGGCTGTAGGCATTAAAGAAGCGTAATCGTTTCTTTACTTATACTTAGATTAGGGGGAGTCAAATCCCCCTTTTCTATTTTTAATTTAAAAGGATAAAATGACAACACAAATTATACCAACTACTGAGTTACAAGCAGTAAACACTATGTTGAGCACTATTGGAGAAGCTCCAGTAAACTCAATTACAGGGACAACTACTGTAGATGTATCTGTCGCTAAAAATATCCTTGACGAAACATCTATGTCAATCCAATCTCAAGGTTGGAATTTTAACACACACACAAATTATAAATCATTATCTTTAGATAGTGATAACAAAGTTCCTTTACCTGCAAACTGTGTAAAAGCAGATGCAAACCAACAATACAGAAATTACAATTATACAATTAGAAATGGTTTTTTATATGACATGGAAAAACATACTGATGTATTTACAAGTGCACCTAGTTCAGTTGACTTAGTCTTAGTTCAACAATTTGAACATCTCCCAGAATACGCAAGACGATATATAACAATGAAAGCATCAAGAAGATTTGCGTCAAGATTTATAGGTGACTCACAAATTACAAAATTAATTGGTCAAGATGAGAATGAAGCATTAATGTCATTTCATCAAGCAGATTCTCAAGAGTCAGATATTAACATTCTTAATGGTGATTCAAATACGTTTTCAATAATTAACAGAACAACTAGAAGGACTTACTAATGGGTGGTGTGGTATCACAGTCAATACCTAATTTTCTTAATGGTATGTCTCAACAGACACCTACTCAAAGAGGAATAAATCAAGGTGAAGACCAAGTTAATTTTCAAAATAGTATAGTAGAAGGTTTATCTAAAAGACCTTCATTAGACTATGTAGCAACTTTAGATTCTACTAACTTATATTCTAATAAAACTAAATTTTGGTCTATTCAAAGAGATGAGTCTAACCAATATATTGTAGCATTTTACAATGGTGGTGTTAAAGTTTGGGACTTAGAAGGAAATGTTAAAACTGTTACAGTTCAAAGTGGTTCAAGTTATTTAACATCTACAAATCCTAAAGCTAATTTTAAATTAGTAAACATTGCTGATTTTACTTTTATTGCAAACACAGCTACAACAGTAGCGGCAGATTCAACTACAAGTGCGGCTAAAGTAGAAGAGTTTTTAATAAATGTTAAATTAACAAACTATGGTAGAGAATATAAAGTAGCATTAAAACACCCTAACATGGCTCAAGAGTTAGAAGTAAGATTTCAACTTCCAACTGGTAATGATGCTTCTACTGATAGTAAATTTAGAGACACAGATAAAATTAAAGATATACTTTTAAATGGCACAGCAAGTTCTCACTATGATAGTAATGCTGATGGTATTGGATTTAAAACTGTAAGAACAGATACAGGAGCAACTGTTTCTAGTTCACAAGGATTAGCAAACTATTCTGGTTTTACATCTCATTTTACATTTGAAAGTTTTGATTCTGTAATTTATGGAAAACCTACAGACAACAATGCTAATTATACAGTAAGTACAGCAGACGGTTCAGGTAACACAGGTATGTATGCTGTTAGAGATAAAATACAAGATTTTTCTAAGTTACCTTATTATGGTAAACTTGGTGTTATATTAAAAATTACTGGTGATGAAGGAGATACATTATCTGATTACTATGTAAAATTTGAAGGTAATGGTGTTTGGAATGAAACTATTGCACCTGCAACAAGTGTAGGTTTAGATAATTCTACAATGCCACACGCATTAATTAATAACAATAATGGTACATTTACATTTAAACAATTAGATTGGACAGATAGAGTATGTGGAGATAGTGATACAAATGCTGACCCTAGTTTTGTAGGTAAAAAAATAAATAATTTAACTTTTTATAAAAACAGATTAGGAATACTATCTGGTGAAAATTTAATATTTACAGAAAATGCTAGTTTCTTTAATTACTTTGCAACAACTACAACACAAGTTTTAGATACTGACCCTATTGATATTGCGGCTTCAGGTACACAAGTAAATACACTTAAAAATTCTGTAGGATTTAATGAGTCTTTACTTTTATTTTCTGATACAGCACAATATAAATTAGATAGTTCAAGTGAAACTATATCACCTACTTCAGCTAAACTTGATGAAGTATCTTCTTTTGAACATGATGATTCTGTTACACCAGTGTCAGCAGGTAAGTTTGCATACTTTGCACAAGCAAGAACAAACAATACTGCAATAAGAGAATATTTTGCAGATGATGATACACTTACAAATGATGGATTAGATATTACAGTTTCAGTACAAAGTTTAATACCAACAAATGCTTATCAAATTATTAGTAATACAACTGAAGATACTATTGTAGTATTAACATCTGATACAGCAGATTCACAAACTGCACCATATACTTCAGGTACAGCAGTGTCACCAACAAATGCAGACACAATGTTTGTTTACAAATACTTTTTTGATAGAGGTGAAAAAGTACAAACTGCGTGGGCTAAATGGGAATTTAGTGGTGTTAAGATTTTAGGTGCTATGTCATTAGAAAGTTTTTTATATGTAATGGCGGCAGAAGGTACTAACACAAAATTATTTAAAATAGATTTAAGAAATTTAAAAGACACAACATTAGGACATGGTGTTTATTTAGATTTAAAAGCGTCAGTTACAGGTACGTATAGTGCGTCAACAAATTTAACAACTTTCACTTCACCAGTAGGTGCAAAAACAGGATTAATAGCAGTAGATAGAACAGATGGTTCAAACTATGTAGCCACAAACACAACAGGTTCTACATATACTATAGTAGGTAATCATACCTCATTATATATAGGTGTACCGTTTTCTTCTATTTACAGATTGTCTACACCTTATATTAGAGAAAATACTGGTAGAGGTTTAATTGCTATTACATCAGGTCGTTATCAAATAAGAAACATATCTTTTAATTTTGAAAACAGTGGTTTCTTTAAAGTAGAAGTAACACCTAACAACAGAGATTTATCTACAACAATAATGAATGGTTATGTTATAGGTACAGCAACAAGTATTGTAGGAAAACCTGCAATCGCTTCTGGTACTTTGAGAGTTCCAGTACAATGTAGAAATACAGAATTTGTAATGGATATAAAAAGTGATTCTCATTTACCAGTGTATATTGCTGATGCTGAGATAGAAGGATATTATCATTCACGTTCAAGAAGGATTTAATGATTAAAGAAAAATATGTACGACCTGCAATATTAGCAGATGCGTTGGAGTTAGCTCCTAAAATGAAAGCAGAAGACAGAGCTGAAATACTAGCATCTAACAATGCCAGTCCTTTAAAAGCTTTAGTAGAACCTTTTACTTATGAAAAAGGAAAGATATATTCTATTATAGGCACAAAAGATGAAGGTGTAATAGGCATGTTTGGTTGTTGTCCAAGTCAATTACCTGAATATGGAGTAGTATGGTTGTTGTCTAGTAATGATTTATACAAACATACAAGACAATTTTTAAAAGAGTGTCCTCGTTGGGTTGATGAAATGAGTCAAGGATTTGAATACATTTACAATTTTGTAGATTCAAGAAACTGGAAGACTTTAAAATGGTTACAATTTTTAGGATTTGAACCAAAAGAAAAAATAGAAAAATACGGTCATGGCAAATTGCCATTTTTACTAATGATGAAGGAGTTAAATAAACAAAAAAATGTGTGATGTAGTTACAGCATTAAAAATAGGAACAGCGATATATTCTCATCAAAGTGAAAAAGCAGTTGCTAAAGGTAAAAGAAATGCAAACAATGAAACAAGAAAAAATGCTGATGCAAATTATTTAGCTAACATTGCTAAAATTGATAATGAAAAAAATGAAGCTGACATGGAAAAATCTAAAGAATTATTTAAAAATTCTCAAGAAAAGAAAGCTGAACAAGCGTCAGGATTAAATTTAGGATTTGGTAATGCTACTAGAATATTACAAAGCATAAGTGGTAAATTTGATTCTTCTTACGCTGATATACTTGCAGGTTACAGACAAGACATGACAGCATTGCGAGGTGATGAAACTTCAGCGTATGCTAATCTTTCTAAAACTTATAACAGTATTAAACCTGTAACAGAACCTAGTAGAACAGGTCTTGCATTACAAATTGCAACAATAGGTGCTGAAGGTTATTACAAAAATCAAGCAAACACTGAACCAGAAACAGGTAGAGCACCAGAAGGGTATGATGAATTATAATGGCTTATACAAAACAAAGACAAAATAAATACTTTGATGCGTTTAACAAAGGATATGTAGCTTCCTCTAACGTGTCAGACGCTACTCAACTTATAGATACTTTACAAAAAAGTACACTTCCTACCTTAGAAAAAATCCAAAATTACAAAATAGATAAATCAAAAGATGAAGCCGCTAACAAAGTTAATACTTTGTATGCACAAGGTAAAGATAGTAAAACTATTTTAGAAGAAATTAATGCAGGTGAACACCCAGAGTTAGCAGGTAAGTATGTAGATAAAACTGTGCAATATCACTTAGGTAGAGTAGAAGCATCTAAACAAAAATTAAAAATTCAAGAAGATATGCTTACTAATTATGATTTTAAAACAAGTAATTTAGATGTCTTTTTAAAACCATACATGGAATCTATGAATTTTGATGGAAAAGATGATTCATTTACATTAGGATTTGCTTCTTCTTTTACACCTTTTAAATCTAAATTAATGTCTGCTGATGCAGAAACAAGAGCTAAATTTAATTATGAAACTAAAATATTAGATTTAATTGCTATTACAAATGATATTCCTACAGATGAAATAGGAACAAAATATTTTCAAACTTTAAAAAGTACACAATACGAATTACCTAACAGTGAAGGTGGTAAATTTATTATGCACAGTAATGATGATATTAATAAAGCCGCTATGACTGATGTAGAAAATATTGTTAAAGGTGCAAAGACAAGCAAAGAATTACTTAGAGCATTTGAAATTTTAAATGCAGATAGAGGACTTGATGCTAAAGGTAATAAATTACAAAAATTCTTATTAAGTAACAAACCTGAAGTTAAAGCATTAATAGAAACTTATGAAAATAAAGCTAGAGCTTTAGAAAATCAAGAATACACAATTAATCAAAGAAAAATAGAAACTGATAAAAAAGATAGATTATCTACTTTGTTTAGTATGGATAACAGTTCAGAAGAATTTAATAATTTTAAATCAGAATTTATTAAAGATTATCCTACTATGGCAATTACTATTAACAGTATTATGACTGCTAGTGATAACATGTTAGAAGATAAAGGTGCATTAGCAAGTATAGATAGAGATATACATTTAGGAGTTTATAATAATAATGTAGATTTATTACTTACAGATTTAGCTAAAAACAACGCATCAAAAACAACTATATTATCTTCTTTTAAATCTTTAGCTAGTGCTGAATTAAGAGCTAACTCAGGGTTTACAAGTCCATTGCAAGACAATGAATATACAGGAACAGTAAACAAAATAGCTAAAATATTATCTGATAGTATTCCTACTCTATCTAAATTTGATGATAATAGGAAATTTGATTTTATGGTAGACACTATTGAAAATGAATTATCAACAGATTGGTTAGCATGGAATAGAGAAAATCCTAAACCAAATTCTTCTCAACCTGCTGAGGTGCAAATGCAATGGGTAGAAGATTCTAAAAAATATTTAACTGACCAGTATGAATCTATAATTAAAAAATATGACAACAAAACTTGGGGTGAAACTATGGCGGCTAGGATAGAACAATCAGGTTTAACCACGTCTGCTGATTTAGATAGTTATGCTCAAGAATACTATACTGATGTCATTAGTAAAGAAGTTACAAGTTTATCAAAAGAAACAGAATTGTTATCTGAATTAGTTAAAGAATCTGAAACAGATTTAATTCCAGTTTCACAAAAAATATTAGAATCACCATTCTTTTCTAATTTAATGGCAACAGCAGGATTTGGTTTATTTGGTGATGACCCTAACACTCCTAACATTGATGAAAGAATGAATGTAGTTATGGATATAATGGAAGGTCTTGGATTACAGAATGTAGATTTTTCAGAACAAGCAAATGCTGTAATAGATAATATTAATAATTTTACTACTAATGTAGATTTACCAGAAATTACAAAAAACTTTAAATTCTTTACAGACCAAGACAGTGTAGAAGCACAGACAAATGCTTTTATAGAGGGCATTAATACAATGGCAGGACAACCTATAACTAAAGGTTTTTATGATTTCTACATTGCAAATAATGATGAAGTTAAAACTAACATGGCACAATCATTTGGAATTTCTACGGAACAACTAGATGAATTTGTCAATAAATATATAAAGTAAATAAATTATGGGCGTATTTGATTCTTACCAATCTAGTACCTTATCATCTAACGATAATGATAAGTACAAACACTTACACAAGAACAGAAGAAAAAAAATAGAAAAAAATCAATACGATAATATGAAACGTGTTGAAAAACAAGCGTTAGCTCTTGAAAAATTACAATCTGACAAATTTGAAACTGTACTTAGACGATACTATTCAGGTGGTATAACTGATAAAAACAACGCTATTACAGGTGGTAAGAATATAAAAGATTTTACTAAACAAGAATTAATAGAAAAGTTTTATCAAGATAGAATATGGAGTGAATATAACACAGCAGGTATTGCTTATGATGTAGGAAATGTTTTAGCAAAAGATGATACTTACAAAGGTGACTGGGCTGAAATAACTCAAGTATACGCAGACTTACCTTGGTTTGGAAGTGAAACTATTGGTTTTGCAAAATGGGCTAAAGATTTTGTACCTGCCTTAGTGTCTGACCCTCTTAACTTATTTACTTTTGGTACAGGTAGTACCATTGTTAGAGAAGCGGCTAAAGTTCCATTAAAAGGATTAGCAAAAAAAGAATTTCAAAAACAAGCGGCTAAAGCGGCGGCTATAGATGTTGCTAAAAAAGAAGCAATCTATGGTGCGGCTATAGGAGCATCTGCTGACATGGCAAGACAAACTGCTGAAATAGATTCTAATTTAATGTCTGATTACAATTTAACAAGAACATTATTAGCAGGTACTATTGGTGGTGTAGCTCAAGGTACTATAGGTGGTACTATGGGTTATTGGACTTCTAAAGGTAAAGCAGGAAAATTTTATGATAAAGGTAATGGATTTAAAGGTGATTTAGATAAAGATGCAGGATTTGGTGGTAAGAGCACAGAAACTACTTGGTCAGGTAAAGATGGTAAAGTTACTAAAAAGAAACCAGACATTAAAGTTAAAGAACCTAAAATAACTAAAGTAAGAAAAAGTGAAGTAGAAGTTATTGAAAAAAAAGTTAAAGAAGTAAAAAGAAAAACACCTATTATTAATTTAAACAAAATTAGTTCTAAAGAAGACCACAATATTGTTATAAAAGAAATTAATGCTACTATTAAAAGATTAAAAGAAAAAGGTTCTATACGAACAAATGAAAGAGTTGGTCTTTTACAAAACATAAAAGAAAAATCTTTAAAATTACTAGACCCTAAAAATGCAAAAAAATTAGCAGAAGAATTAGGTTTAGTAGTTAGAGTTGCTCCTGACTTAGCATCTAGTATATTAGCAGGTAGATACAACTTAGTTAATAAAGCAAAAGAAATTTCTGAAATTAGAAAGATAGGTGAAGAAGCAGTAGACCCTAAAGAAAAATTTGCAATAGCTCAAAAATTATTTGAAGCATTAAAAGAAAAACAATTATTATTACAAAATCACATCAAATCAGTAGAAGGCGTATCTGACGCTTTAAATTCCCAAAAACTTATAGTAGAAGTAACAGATGCAGATAAATTACGTATGGACGCAGACATTGCTATTACAAAAGAAATGCCTAACTTGTTGTCACGTATTGAAAAAATGACACCAGAAGACCAAGTTAAAGCTATTAATCAATTTGCAGAATTATCTAGTAATGATGAATTATTAAGAAAATTTGTTAGAAAATATAACAGAACAAAAAAAGATACAAGAGTTACATTATCAGAAGCATTGAATGAATATGTAACTGGTAACTTATTGTTTGACCCTACAACACACGAAATAAACGTATTGTCTACTATTGCTAGATTTCAAGCTAATATTGTAGAAAATTATTATAGTGGTCTTTTAAGTTTTGCTAGAGGTGAAGGTAAATTAGGATTAAATAAAATTAGAATGGCTAATGACTTAATGGTTGGTCAAACTAGATTCTTTCAAATAGCATTTAAAAAAGCACAACTTGCATGGAAAGCTAATAGAGCAATCGGTGATACATTAGAACATAGATTTGATGGTAGACAACAAAGAAACATGGAAACTTATTTTACACAATTAAGAGAATCTAACAATGTATTAAAAAGAGCATTAGCGTTTGTAGGTTCACCTATTGGTAAATTATCTTTTCTATCACTTAGAGGTTTACAAGCAGGTGACTCATTCACAAAAAACATATTTAATAGAGCACAACGAGTAGCTAATGTTAATCAAAGAATGAGAACATTTTATCCTGAATTATGGAAAAGCAAAAAAATTAACAAAACACAAACGATAAAATTAGAAGAAAAAATTAGAAGTTTAAAAGAAAACATAAGATTTGAAAAAGCACAAGACAAGATAAACACAAAAAAAGTAGCTAAATTAGATAAAAACTTAATAAATCTTGAAGGACAGAAAGTACAACAAACACCTTTTGAAAAGAAATGGTCTGAGTTATATTTTCAATATGAAGATGAATTTGGTAATTTTAGACAAACAAAAACATTTAATAAAATTGAAACACAATCATTAGATGATTTAACAAAATCTGTAGCTAATGACCCTACATATATAGCAAGGATTAGTTCATTTACACAAAATCTAAAGAATGAAGCATTAGACCCTAATCAATTTTATCCAAATCAAAAACAAAGTTCTAATAACTTTGGTGACTTGTTATTAAAATTAACAAACAAATATCCATTAATAAGAGTATTAACAGGTTTACACTTTGTTAAAACACCTGTTAGTTTATTTAAGTATGGTTGGCAGATGACACCATTACTTAATAAATTAAACATGGAATACTCTGCTATGCGTAAAGCATCTGACCCTGTTGTTAGACAAAAAGCAGAAGCTATTGCTTGGTTAGGTGCAACAGTATATGGAGTAGCAACTATGTATGCTATGAATGATAAAATTACAGGATATAAAACTAAAGATAGAAAACACAGATTTTCATACAAATATCAAGATGAAAATGGTGTTGACCAATATGTGTCTATGTCTAGGTTCTTTCCATTGTCAATTCCTTTTATGGTAACTGCGGCAATAAAAGATTCAGTAGAAGATTTAGGTAATCTATGGGACGACCCTGCACATGGTATAGAACAAAATAAAATGACAGAGTTTTTTACACACTTAGCTAGTTCATCATTTTCATTGTGGTCTAACATATTTGCAAGTAATTTAATGACGCAAGATTTCTTTGAGATGATGGCAATATTTAGTGATACAGAAGCAACTAATGAAGAAGGTGCGGCTAATGTTTCTAAAATAGATAGATATTTAAGTAGAAGTGCTAGTAAATTATTTCCTGCCGCTACAGGTTGGAGATGGTCTAACAAAGTGTTTGCAGATTCAGAAAAAGAATTAATAACTATGGTTGACCATTTATCACAATCATCACCGTATGCTTTAGCAAAAATTGTAAATGAAGAATATCTTGATGGACAATTTCCATTATTAAATTATGGTGATGCTTTATCACCTAGAAGAGATGCCTTAGGTAATACATATCCTAAACCACAAGGTTTATTACTTGGTAACTGGCAAGATATATTTCCAGTAACAAGTCATTGGAGTGCTAATATTACTGATAGAAATGGTAAAAATATACTTACAGATAGAGCAAAAGAAATATTACAAACTTCAAACATTTTATGGGAAAGACCTAGATTTAAAGTAGATGTAGGAACAAAATTAGATATTAATTTAAAACAATATAATGTTGTCAAAATGAAATCTAACAAAGTTTTAGCAAATGCAATAGAATTAAGAGAAGGTACAACTTTATATGAGGCTATGAACCAAGTAAAATCTCAAGTGTTATTAGGTGGTAGAACCTTAAATGAACGTATTATATATGAATTAGATAATCCAAAATCAGCATATAATACTAAAGGATATTTAAGAGACAACAGAATTTATGCAGGTAAATATCAAGGTGATAAATATTTGTTAGAAATAATAAGAGAATATGAAAGAGCATCAAGAGAATACATAATGCAATATGCGTTCTTTGAAGCTGATAATGGCAAAGTTTCTACAATTAATGGGTACAAAGAGACTTATGGAAAGCAACAATCTCAAGTTTTAACACAATTACAATAAAGTACCCCTTTTAGATAAAACAAATTAAATTAAGGAATTAAATGGCAAACAGTTTTGTAAGATACACTGGTAACGGTAGTACAACAGCGTATTCTATACCTTTTAGTTATAGAAGTACAGCAGACTTGGCAATTACCCTAGCAGGTGTAGCTTCAACAGCTTTTACATTAAATGCCGCAGGAACAACACTTACATTTAACACTGCTCCTGCAAATGCAGTAGCCATTGAGATTAGACGTAGAACCTCACAAGGTACTAAATTAGTAGATTATGCTTCTGGTTCTGTACTTACAGAGAATGATTTAGATACAGATTCAGACCAAGCGTTCTTTATGGGTCAAGAAGCCATTGATGATGCTAATGATGTTATTAAAGTATCAAGTACAGATTTTCAATGGGACGCACAAAACAAAAGACTTACAAATGTGGCAGACCCTACGGCGGCACAACATGCGGCAACTAAGAATTATTTAGAAAACACGTGGTTATCAGCGTCAGATAAGACTACTCTTAACAATGTTAATAGCAATATATCAGCGATTAATACTGTTAATAGTAACATGTCAGCTATTACTACAACCAATTCTAACGCTACAAACATTAATACAGTAGCAACTAACATTGCTTCAGTAAACACAGTAGCAACAGATATTACAAAGGTTATAGCAGTAGCTAATGATTTAGCAGAAGCAGTTTCAGAAGTAGAGACTGTAGCAGACGATTTAAACGAAACAACATCTGAGATAGATACAGTTGCTACAAACATAGCTAATGTTAATACAGTAGGTACTGGCATTGCTAACGTAAATACAGTAGCAGGTATATCAGCTAACGTAACTACAGTTGCAGGTATTCACGCAAATGTTACTTCAGTAGCAGGTATAAGTTCAGCAGTATCAGCAGTAAACAGTAATGCGACTAATATTAATGCTGTAAATTCTAACAGTTCAAATATTAATACAGTTGCAGGTTTGTCTTCAGCAATATCAACTGTAAATTCTAATTCTAGCAACATCAATACTGTTGCAGGAAACAATACAAACATTAACACAGTAGCAGGAGCAAATTCTAATATTACAGCAGTAGCAGGTGGTATTACAAATATTAATACTGTAGCTACAAACTTAGCGGCAGTAAATAATTTTGCTGACGTATACAGAATTTCAAGTTCAGCACCCACAAGCTCACTAACTTTAGGAGATTTATATTTTGATACAAGTGCAAACGAATTAAAAGTCTACAAATCTAGCGGTTGGGCGGCGGCAGGTTCTACAGTTAACGGAACAAGCAACAGGTTTGAATATACTGCAACAGCAAATCAAACAACATTTACTGGTTCAGATTCAAATTCAAAAACTTTGGCGTATGACGCAGGGTTTATAGATGTATATTTAAACGGAGTTAAACTTGCAAATGCAGATTTTACTGCAACTTCAGGTACTAGCGTTGTATTAGGTACAGGTGCTTCAGCAAACGATATTTTAATGGTTGTGGCTTATGGTACATTCCAATTAGCTAACATATCAATTAATGATTTAACAAATACACCTGCAAGTATTGGCACAGCAGGACAGGCTTTAGTTGTAAATTCAGCAGGAAATGCTTTAGAATACGCAAATGCTTCTTCAGCAGAAGTTTATGGTTTTAATAAATATTACAATCCATCTACTTTAGTTAAAACAGTAACAGTTTCTTCAGTTGGTGGTTCAAATAAATATTTTATAGATGGTGTTCAACAAGATACTTTAGATTTATACGAAGGTAATACTTATGTATTTAATTATCCTTCAGCACACCCATTTAAGTTTTCAACAACATCAAATGGAACACACGCAAGTGGTTCAGAATACACAACTGGTGTAACTCACAACAGTTCAACACAAGTAACAATCGTTGTGGCAGTGGATGCACCAACACTTTATTATTATTGTAGTTCACATTCAGCAATGGGTGGAACAGCAAATACACCAACACCTGCAAATAATGCAGTTCAATATATTACGACCAATCAAGGTCAAGATAACATCACCGAAAGTCAATATGCCAACTTTGATGATGTTTTATTTAGTGCTTCAGGCTTTGTCTTTAGCATTAATACAAATGGCAATTTAATATCAACAATATAAGGAAACAAATATGGCAACAATCAATCTGGGTGCTATCAAATTTAACTGGAAGGGTGCTTACAATAGTAGCACATCTTACGCTGTTGATGATGTAGTTTCATCAGGTGGAAATAGTTATGTTTGTATTCAAGCCCATTCAAATCAAGCAGTAGGCAACGCAACAGCTTACTGGAATATAATGAGTTCAGCAGGTACTAATGGTACTAATGGAACTGACATTTCAACAACACTAACAACACAAGGCGATATGTTATATCGTGATGGTTCGCAGGAATTAAGAATGAACTCTGGTGCAACTGCACCTGAATGGCATACACCTGCTGTAGCAACTTCTGACTTTGTATTATTAGCAAGTCATAATCATGGTGGTTCAAACATAGCAGGATTTAATTTTGAGGGAGTTATTAGTGCTACTTATGAAAGTTATTATTTAGCTTTAACTAATATAGTTACTTCTTCTCATAACACAACTTTGAGATTTTTAACTGGTACTAATACAGAAAGGTCAGATAGCTCATATAAAACTATGGGTGATTTTAGATATAATAGTTCTTATGATAATTTTGATGAGAATGGTGCTGATAGATTTAGATTTTCGCCAGGATTTCATGCAAATTCTGGTAATGATGCAAAAGGCTCACAGTTAAACTTTTGGTTTAGTGCAGAGCCTAACAAAACTGCAAATGGAAATGCTCAATGGAGTACAATGTACTATAGTGGTAATTCTAACAGAGTTGTAGGTAATACTGGACATTCTTTTGACCAAACTGGTTTAACAATTACTGGAATTAAAATCTATGCAGATGGTGGAACAATAGCAAATGCTAATGCAAGACTTTATGGTCTTAAATAAGGAGATAATATGAAAAAAATAGTAATAAATGCTGAAAATCCAAATGGGATTGAAGTTGAATTAACTGCTGAAGAAGAAACACAAAGACAAGCTGATTTAGCAAATGCTGAAACAGAAAGACAAGCAGAAGAAACAGCTAGACAAGCTCATAAAGATTTAAAAGCTAGTGCTAAAGCAAAGTTAATTGCAGGAGAAGCATTAACTGAAGATGAAGCTAACACAATAGTTTTATAAACTTAAAGGCTAGGTAGAAATATCTAGCCTACAAAATTCACAACAACAAATTATAGGAAATAAATAAATGACAAAAGCTAGAGATTTATCAAATCTCATATCAACAGGTGTACCTAATAGTTTAATTACTTTAGATGCTAATGAGATACCAAACATAGATGCAAGTAAAATTACTTCAGGTAATATTGCTTCAGCTAGATTAGGAAACATTGATTTAACTAATCTTTCAGCAACTAACTTAACTTCAGGTACAATTCCTGATGCTAGAGTTTCAGCTAGTGCAGTATCTCAACACGCAACATCTTTTGATGACAATGCTATTGTTAATGATATTTCTACACTTGCTTTAAGATTACAGATTTAACAAGCACTGCTACTGCACAAACTGGATTTGGTACTGGAAATCAAGCAGGTACTTTTCCTGCTTTTGTTAGGTCAGACAATGGGGGTAGTAATGGTAATTGGTTTAATGGTTCAACTATACAAGCAAAAAGCCCAACAATTACAAATGGATTTGTTGTTGATTTAGGTGGTACTTATTCTTTAAGAGGTTCTGAAATTAATTTTCGTTCTTGGAGTACAAATGCAAGAATAAATGCACACTATTATGTATTTAAAAATTTAAGTGGTACTTGGGAATATCTTAATGGAACAGCTAGAGGAAGTTCAAGTGGAACAAGCTCATCAACTGCAAATATGACAGCTTCAAATGGCGATAACATACATGGAATTAATGTAAGCACAAGTGGTATAGACGCAGATTATCGTGCAACACAATTTGGTATTGTTCATCAAAGTATTCATAATAATGGTAATCATTATGCAGGTATTTCTTATGTAGATGTAAATGGAAAATTATTTAGTCAAACTGTAAGTGCAACTGGAAACTTTATATCTAATGTAATTACAGCACCATCAAGTACATCTAAAATGGGTGCTATTATTACTTATCAAGACAATGCAGGTGTTAACGCATTAAATACAGATATAGTTTTACAATTATCAGCAGACAATGGTTCTAATTTTACTACTGCTACAATGACAGCTATGCCAGACTTTGCTACTGGTATTAAAATGGCTAAAGTAAATGACTTGTCTGTAACAGCAGGAACACAATTAAAATATAAAATATCTATTGCAAATCAATCTCTAGGTTCTAAAGAAGCTAGAATTAGAGGTGTTAGCTTACAATACTAATGGCTAGAAAAAAGATAACACCAAAAGAGTTTAGCGAAGTCGCTACTGGTGTTAGACTTTCATCACATGAGAAACTTTGTGCTGAACGAATGAAAGTATTAAACGACAATATAAATGAATTAAGAAAAGAAGTTAAGAGTTTAAGAAATGATGTATCAACAGGTAAGGGTATGGTAAAAGTATTAGTATTTTTAGGTACAATTATCGGAACAATTATTGGTGTATTCCAATTTAAGTAAAATGATTGATAGATTTCTTTATAGTTTTTTTGGCTTTCTTGATAAAATTATAGAAAATATTGAAAACTTAGTTATATCAAAAAAGAAAAAGAGGAAAAAGTAATGTTTAAAATAACAGCAATACTATGTGTATTAGCAGTAAATGGACAAAACTTATGTTTAGAAGGTGACTTACCTTTAACAAAACAATTAACAAGTGAAGAACAGTGTGTAAATACTGTGTCTTCTATTGGTATGTCAGTCCATGAAGAGTTTATGAAAAGACAAATAGTAATATCAATGCAATGTAAAAAAATAGGAGAATCAGTATGATGATATATGGAGAAACGCCTACACAATGGAAAAACCATGTTGTAACAAAAATTAAAGATAACAAAAAAGTATGTATAGCTTTTGCTATATGGTCAATAATATTATGGTGGATATAAGATATGCCATTTGAAATGATAACAATGTTGGGCTCTACCGTTCTTGGTGGAGTTATGAGCATCTGGTCACAAAGTATTAAAGCAAAACAAGCAGAACAAAAAATGCTTATACAAAGAGCAGAAGTACAACAACAAGGTTTTAAAGAAGCTAGAGAATATGACAACAAAGGTTTTCAGTGGACTAGAAGAATTATAGCTTTAACTGCTGTCTTTGCAATTATATTACTACCTAAATTAATGCCTATATTTCAACCAGATGTAAGCGTAATTGTAGGTTATTTAGAATTTAAACCTGCATTTTTCTTTATACCTGAAAAAGAAATAATGAAATGGGTAACACTATCTTCCAATAGTTTAGTTATTACACCTTTAGATACTAACCTAGTATCAGCTATCATAGGTTTATACTTTGGTGGCTCATTAGTTAAGAAGTAATTAATATGAAAATCTCACAAGACACAGCAGTAAGTATGCCTATTAAAAATATGATAGGTATTATAGCAGGTGTTGTTATGGGAGTGTTTGCATATACAGAAGTTACTGCAAGATTAACAAGTTTAGAAACGTCAAGAGAGTTAATGAACTCTGATTTACTTAAAAAGAGTGAACAAACTACTACTGATTCTGAACAATTCATGCTTTTAGAAGAGCTATATAAAACTGTAGAAAAACTACAGAACACACAAGAACAAAATATGACTAATAAAGTTAATATTGAGTTTACACAAAAACAATTAGAAAAAGCTCTTGATGATATTGAAGAATTAAAGGATAAGGTAAGAGCAAATGGGAAGAGTTACTAAGAAAATTGTCCAATATATCAATGATATGCGTAAAAAAACAAAGCAAATGGGTTTTGTTAAAGACTTAAAAAAAGAAGTAGAGATAGGTGCTAACGGCACACAAAAATATATAATTAAAAAAGGTATTAACAAAGGTAAGATAATATGATTGAAACAGTTATTGCTTTACTTATGATTGTTAATGGTGAAATTAAAGAACACAGAATACAAGATAGTATGTCAAAATGTTTAAAAGGTAAAAGAATTGCTATGCGTTCAAATACTGGTAACAATGTAGAATATCAATGTATTAAATCTAAAGCAGAAACAGAAATATACATGGGTGAAAAAAGTATTAAAACATTAATATTAAAATAACTTAGGAGCTCTATGGATAAAAGTCTTACAGACTTAATACAACCAAGCAAAGACGACATTATAGAAAATCAAAAAAAAGAAATAAACGAATTAAAAAAAGATAAAGAAAAACTACAACGAGAAGTTCAAAATGAACAACAATCTCGTCTAATGGAATATCACACACCTTAATTATGGCTAGAATAAATTTTAATCTTGTAGAATTACGAGATAAACCTAAGAAGAGAAAAGGAAGACATGCAAAAAGACCAAACAAAAGAAGCACCTTCAAAAAATACAACGGACAAGGTCGTTAGTATAGATGATATTGTCAAAGAATTACCAGAGTTATTAGTTAAACACGCATATACAAAATTAAAATCAGGAGAAGAGCTAACCGCTTCAGAAATGAAGGTATGTTTAGAAGTCTGTAAAACTTATAGTACAGATAATCTTAATAAAAAAACTGACAACATTTTAGATGACGTACCGTTTGATACAAATGGATAAACGAATTAAGAACTTTAAAAATTTTTTGTATTTATGTTGGAAACACTTAAATCTACCAGAACCAACACCTATACAATACGATATAGCAGACTATCTTCAGTCATCTGACAAGAGATTAGTTATAGAAGCCTTTAGAGGTGTAGGCAAATCATGGATTACTTCAGCATTTGTCTGTCATCAATTACTTCTAAACCCACAACGTAACATATTAGTTGTATCTGCTTCTAAAAGTAGGGCTGATGATTTCAGTACATTTACACAAAGGTTAATAGGTGAGATGCCTTTATTGTCTCATTTAATACCTAGAGATAACCAAAGACATTCAAAAATTAGTTTTGATGTAGCACCTGCGTTAGCATCACATGCACCAAGTGTTAAGTCTATGGGTATCACAGGACAACTTACAGGTTCACGTGCAGATTTAATTATTGCTGATGACGTAGAGTCTGCTAACAACTCACAAACGCAACTTATGCGTGATAGACTTGGTGAGACAGTAAAAGAATTTGATGCAATCATAAAACCAGAAGTAGGACGTATTATATTTCTAGGTACACCTCAAACAGAAATGTCATTATACAATGACCTAGAAGAAAGAGGTTTTAAAACTAGAATATGGACAGCACTATATCCTGATAAAAAACAAAGAATTGGTTATGGTCATAAACTGGCTGAAATGATTGTAGACACAAAAGAATTAGAAGGTAAACCTACAGACCCTAAAAGGTTTGATGAGGTAGACCTTATGGAAAGACTTTCAAGTTACGGTAAAAGTGGATTCAACTTACAGTTTATGTTAGACACTACTATGTCTGACGCTAACAGATACCCTCTTAAATTAAATGATTTAATTGTAGCATCTGGTTGTTCTACATGGAAGGAAGCTCCTGCTAAAATACAGTGGGCTAGTTCTCCTGAACAAATAAAAGCTATAGACCCTGAGTTACCTAATGTGGGACTCAAAGGTGACTATTACGTAGCACCTATGAATATGTCTAAAGAATTTACACCATTTGAGGGCACTATTATGTCTATTGACCCTAGTGGTCGTGGAGAGGACAAAACAGCGTATGCGGTGCTTAAAATGCTTCATGGAGTGCTATATTTGACCTCTGTAGGTGCATTAGATGGTGGCTATGATGAAGATACTCTGTATAGATTGTCTAATATAGCTAAGAAAAATGATGTAAACTATGTAGTTATTGAGAGTAACTTTGGTGACGGTATGGCAACACAGTTGTTAAAACCTATAATGGCTAAAGTACACCCATGCGAAATAGAAGAAGTAAGACATAATATACAAAAAGAGAAGCGTATTATAGATACCTTAGAGCCAATTATGAATAGTCATAGGCTTGTGGTAGATGACTTACTTATTAAAGAAGACTTTAAATTAGAACCTGACCATCAGTTGTTTAGACAGATGACTAGGTTGACTAGAGACAAGGGAGCTTTGAGACATGATGACCAAATTGATGCTGTGGCTATTGCCGCTAATGCTTGGGTTGAGCGTATGGACAGAGACCAAATCTTATCCTACAACCAACATAAAAATGAATTATTGGACAGAGACTTGGAGAAGTTTATGGAAAACACAATCGGAACAGAAATACAAAAGGACAGATTTATATAATATGAGTGAGAATAAAATTGACTGGAAATTTATAGGTGAATTAGAAGGTAATACTATTTATGGTAAAGTACCTACAGATAACTCTGGGGTAACTGTAGCCATGGGATTTGATTTAAAAGAAAAAAATAGAGAGAGTCTTGTTAAAATGGGATTGTCTAGTGAATTAGTAGATAAGTTAGTACCTTATACTAGCATGTCTGGTAAAAATGCTGAAAAATTTTTAAAAGAACAGCCATTAATATTATCAGCAGAAGAACAATCTTTAATTAATTCAAGAAGTAAAGCTCATTATACTGCTAGTATTATACAACAATATGAAAAACATACAGGGTTTAATTTTAATGATTTAAACACTAAACAACAGACTGTTGTAGCTTCTATTGGCTTTCAATATGGTAACTTAACTAGAACTCCTACATTTTTGTCTCATTTACAAAACAATGACTGGAATGGTGTTACTAGCGAGTTATTAGATTTTAAAGATGACTTTAAGACTAGAAGAGAGACTGAAGAACGATACCTAAATAATTAATAAAAAAATATGAAGGGGTATATCACTGTAGCGAGGGTGGATTTTCCCCATAGGGTTGCATTTAGTCGCAGTTGCAAGGCAAAAAAACAAGTAAACCAAGGGCAAAAAAAGGACATTATATCCGTTGCATACATTAATTAACTTTGGTTCTAGGTTTTTTATATTTTTGCTTGTCTTCGTGCT